GTTGGGCGCACTCCTATTAAAAGTCTGAAAGTTTCATTCAGGGGGAAGGTTTCCTAATTTGACAGGACGGGTTTCCTATCGTGGGAATCGTTGAGCTAGGAAACAAACTAGGAATCTCCAAGGGTCAGGCCAGCAAACTGGTTGCCAAGGGGATGCCTACCCATTCGGTGGAGGCTGCTCATGCGTGGCGGGAGATCCATGCCAAGCCCCGCCCATCAATGCAGAAGGGGGTCAGGGTAGAGAGTCTGCGGCCCCCGGAGCCCTCGGCGGTCCAGGAGACCGAACCAGAGGATGAAAGCCAGGCGCAGGAGTCCGGCGCGTCTGCCGTTCAAAGGGAGCCAGCTCCGCCGGTGATGACCCGAGACCATACCGCCCCGGAGCCTGATGACGACAACAACGATCCGAGGCAATCCCTACGCAGGGCAAGAAAGGCTGAGCTTGTCGGCTTTAATGAGTTGGCCCAATGCAAGCGCAACGGCGGGAGCATTGAGGACATCCGCAAGGCGAACAGCATCTACATCGCCGCAAGAAATAACCGCTACAAGGCCGAGAAAGATTTCAAGGAGTGGCAGAGGTCAGAGGGTATTCTGCTCTTCTTTGACGAGGCCAGGGACATCGTGAGCCGCCCTCATGTTGCCGTGAAGCAGACACTCGACATCATGCCCAAGACCTTGGCCCCTCGCCTCTTTAACCAACCGCAGAAGGAGATCGAGCAGACCCTCGCCGATTGGGTGGACAACCTCACGGCCATGATCCGGGCTGGCATCTAATTTATGAAAAGCAACCAACTGAAGATAACCTACCAAAAGACAGGCGACCTCGTGCCGTATGCCAGGAATAGCCGAACTCACTCCGAGGAGCAAGTCGGCCAGATCGCGGCAAGCATCCGGGAGTTCGGATTCACCAATCCCGTGCTGGTGGATGAGGAGAACACAATCATCGCCGGGCATGGGCGCATCATGGCGGCGCAGAAGTTAGGCATGGTAGAAGTCCCGACGATCACTCTGGCCGGACTCACAGAGTCGCAGCGCAAAGCCTACATCATTGCCGATAACAGGCTGGCGCTGAATGCTGGATGGGATGATGAGATGTTGAGGCTTGAGATTTCCGATCTTTCCGAGTCGGAATTTGATTTGGATCTTCTGGGGTTCGGGCCGTCCGAACTTTCTGCTATGATTTCCGGCCCACCAGATGACGGCATCGGCGCGGGGGAAGAAACCTTTGGAGACCAATACGCGGTGACCGTTATGTGCTTCGGGGAAAGCCAGCAAAGATCAATTTATGAACGGCTAACCTCCGAGGGTCTAACCTGCAAAGTTGTCTGCGTATGAAGATTGAAATTAGAAATTCCTGCTCGGATTTTAATTCTTACAGGAGCGCGCGTGTAAAGTCTCTATTCAACCCGGAGAGAGGAGACTCATTTTCTCTTGATGCGGAGATCCCCGGAGTTGATGAGGAATGGCAAATAGGCGTTGTTGTTGGCCCTTCTGGGTCTGGAAAATCCTCAATCGGAAGATCAATTTCCGGGGGCATTACCGACCTCTATGAAGGATGGCCCGAAAGCGAACCAATCATTGACGCAATAGCGCCAGACGGGGACTTCAATACGGTAACGGCATCTCTTGCCGCCGTTGGTCTCGGGGATGTCCCGGCGTGGTTGCGACCGTTCAAGGCACTTTCAAACGGGCAACAGTTCCGAGCGGGTCTTGCGCGCGTTCTTTGCGACCCGCCCAGCGTCCTTGTGGTCGATGAATTTACCTCTGTGATTGATCGGCAAATTGCAAAAATAGGCGCGCTTGCTTTTGCAAAGACATGGAGAAGGCTTCCCGGAAACAAGGTCGTTCTCCTGTCGTGCCATTACGACATTCTTGACTGGATTGAGCCGGATTGGGTTTTCGACACCGGGACGGCAACGCTAAAAAAAAAAGCAACGGCGGTTCTTGGAAGCGACCAGAAATACATCTGGAAATCTGGAAGGTCGATTCAAGTTACTGGAAAATGTTTGAGCCGCATTATTATCTGAAACTCCCGAAGCCCCCTGCGGCAGAGTATTTTATAGGAACCGTAAACGGGGAACCAGTTTCGCACCTTGCGGTCTGCCCCAAATTTGAGTCCAAGGGCTACAGGGCAACAACGCTTGTCGTGATGCCGGAATGGCAGGGGGCCGGTGTTGGCACAAGATTTCTCAACTGGGTATGCCAGCACCACCTAAACGGAAACGGGCGGTGCGGGAAAAAGCTAGGCACGTTTTTTCATACGTCCCACCCGCAGTTGATTGCGTTTCTTAAAAGATCAAAAAGCTGGAGGCAAGTGTCCGCAGTAATGCACGGGGGAAACAAAAACAAATCCAGAAAATCTATGAAGAAAAGCGGAAACGCAATCGGGGCGGGAAGCGGGTATGGAGGACACTTTCGCGCTGTCCAGGGGTTTAAATACACAGGGGAATGAGAATCCTCATAGCCGGACAAAAGTTTTTTGGTGCGGAAGTGTTCAGGCGCGCGCGGTCCATTTGCGACGTTGAGATTGCCGCGGTCTCGGCACCCGCCGGGCAAGAACAAGAGGACAAGCTCTTTGCGCTGGCATCGATCTACGGTGTTCAAATAATCCCGGCTGGGTCTTTAAAAGCTTCAACCATGCCGGACGGCATAGACCTTATTGTTACCGCGCACTCGCACGATTTCATTTCAGAAAAAACAAGACTCCGCGCAACGCACGGAGGCATTGGATACCACCCTTCATTGCTTCCCCTGCACAGGGGCCGAGACGCAATTCGGTGGTGCGTAAGAATGGGGGAAAAAATAACGGGCGGAACGGTTTACAGGCTATCAAACAAGATGGACGGTGGAAATGTGCTGGAGCAAAAACTTGTGTTTATTGAAAGAGAGGAAACCGCCGCCGAGTTGTGGAGAAAAAAGCTTTGCCCCCTTGGGGTTGATCTTCTCTGCCAATCAATAGAAAAACACGCCCGTTTTGGATACCAGCACGGCGAACCGCAGGAAGAAAAATACGCAACGTGGGAACCCTCAATAGACAGGCCACCAGCGTATAGACCAGACCTTGTTTTGCTCCCGTGGAAAGAAGGAGCAATAAAATGACCCCTGCCGCCGAAAGAATCCGCGAGCATCTGCGCGGGATCTATGCGCCGACCGACAGGCGCACGGTCACGGAGTGGTGCGCGGATGAGGTGATCCTCTCCGAGCGGCAGACGCAGATGCCGGGGGCCTTCTCCACAAAGATGACCCCATACCTCCGTGAGCCGTTGGAATGTTTCGGTGACATCGACGTTACCGACCTTGTGCTAGTCTTTGGTACGCAGACAGGAAAGACGACGATGATTCAGGCAGGGACAGCGTGGAGGATCGTCAACAAACCGCAACCTATCGTGTGGGTCATGCCGACCGAGGGGCTTGCCCGGTCATTCTCGGAGACCCGATGGATGCCGATCTTTGATGACTCCCCTTCCCTATCGGCGCAAAAGCCGGAGGACAGACACAAGTTCAAGACGCTCGGTCAGGAGTACGCTCGATGTTCGCTGAACTTCGTAGGCAGTAACTCCCCCAGCGGTCTTAGTAGTCGCCCCGCAGGACTGCTCCTCATGGATGAGCTTGATAAATTTGCAAGAGAGACAGACCAAGAGACTTCTGCAATGCACCTAGCAGAGAATCGCACCAAATCATTCGTCGGCGCACTCCGGGTCAAGACTTCAACGCCAACGACTCCTGACGGCGCAATCTGGCAGGAGTATCAGAAAGGCTCGCAGGAGAAGTTCATGCTCCCCTGCCATCACTGCTCCGAGCGAATCGAGCTTCTATGGTCACAAGTGAAATGGGATCAGGAGGCGAAGAATAGCGAGAGGTGGAACATGGCGCGGGTCGAGGAGTCCGCCCGGTATGTCTGTCAGAAGTGCCAGGGTGAGATCACGGATGGGCAGAAGATGGTCATGATTCAGGAGGGCAAATGGGAGGCAACGAATCCCGCCGCTCAGAGGGGCTTCAGATCCTTTCATCTCAATTCCCTCTATGCCCCGTGGAGATCCTGCACCTTCGGGGCCTTGGCCG